GAATTTTTGGAGGAGATTATGGTAAATATGACCAAAAGATTCCGAGTCAATTGTTACTCGCAGCCTTACGCATCTTAATTGATATTGCTAAGGAGTGTGATTACAATGAGCAGGATATCGTAGCCATGAAAGCTATGACGGGTGATTTAGTTTACTCGTTAATTGCATTTAATGGCGATTTGGTTGGCTTGACCACTGGTACTCATATCAGTGGAAACTCTCTCACCGCTGTCCTTAATGGAATTTGCGGATGTCTTAACCTTAGGAGTTTTTTCTTTAGCGTATATGATCGCAGTGAAGATTTCCGAAAGGTAGTACACATAATGACTTATGGTGATGACAATATTGGAAGTGTGGCTCCCACACATCCATTGTTTAACATCAAAGGTTGCTCTGAATTTCTTGGAAAGCATGGACAAATTTATACTATGCCAGACAAGACTAGTGAACTTGTACCGTATTTGGATGTCGAGGATTTTGAATTTCTTAAACGTAAAAGCATTTATCACCCTAAATTAGGTGTTCATGTTGGCGCGTTGCTCGAGAAGTCGATTTTTAAGTCATTACATTGCTACATGCGTCCAAAAGGAGCCCCACTAACACCTGAACAAGCATGTGCCCAAAACTTGGATACAGCACTGCGCGAATGGTTCGGACATGGTGAGGAAATTTATGAGGAAAGACGTAAACAAATCAAGAAGGTTGCCCAGGACAATAATATCACGCATTTATGTGAATTGTTGGATTGGAGTTACGATGATCACATTCGTAATTGGCATGTGAAATACTCTCCCGATAGCGTTGAAGCTGAAGGAGAGGACGAAATCGTTTACACTAGGCAATCAGGTGATGAGTCAAGCTTATCTCACATAGCAGAAGCACAATATGCACATGCTGTGGAGGATGTACCATTAACTCAAGTTGGTAAAGATTACCCACTTTTCCTATTTGGAGAATTAGATCTTGTGTTCCAAGGTATTATTGGACATAGGAATATATATCTCATAGTTGAAGTTAAAAGGTCTGACAAACAAAGGCATAAAGCCAAGACTCAAATGTCCAGGTGGTTTGCAGGATTACGTGCTATAGCCCCCGCTGTAGACTTGATATCTGCTACCTATACTGGTATGAGATGGCGCATTCGTGAATCGCATTTTGGTAGTGAGAAGGCTGTGTATGATTACATGACCCGCGCTACTGTTACACCTTTCACGTGTGCAATGCTTGAGTATCTAGATGCTCTACCAGCCCGTCCAAGCGAGACGTTAAATCACTCCCAGTTTGAAATCTGATGGTTAGCAAAATTTCATTTTGTATATGGATACCATACGAACCTCTTTTGTTTATTATGAGTTAGTATAGGCTTTGCAAAATGTACATAGATGCTCCGGGTGGAGTGTCAAATGAACTATAGAACGTGTGTAATCGTAAC